AAAACTACGGTGCACACAGCGAAAGCGGTAAGTTCACAGACGGCCAGAACTATTGGAAGTTCAAAGGCGGCGATACTTACCTAGTTGAGGACCTAGACAGAGAGCAGGATGCTATGGCATTCGTAGCTGCTCTGACTATGGAGAACAACCTGCACTACAAAGAGTATCCTAGTGCGATTATGACAGTTCAGGAATGGGCTGCAGACTTGCCCAACGATGGTGGTGAAGAACAGTCGTGCAGAGACTACTACCTATCGCAGGTAAAGCGAGTTTCACCTAACAATCTTAAGGATCGTAAGACAGTGAATGATCGTACATGGATCAGGAACGGTGTAACTGAAATGGAGTTAATCCTAATTTAGGGGTTGACTTCTAGATCATTTGATAGTATAATATAACTATATTAACAACAAAAGAGGGCAGTATGAATAATCAAATAAGTTCAATTTACGAAGTAAGCGAAGATCACAAACACCTAGCACGAGTAGGCCGTGCAATGATGGACATGAGTGAGTATGCCAACTGTAAAGGTATGAAGGAAAAAGACTTCAAACTCCTAAACGATATGAGCCATGTAGGCAACATGATGACCAAGGTTGGTAACAACTTCGGTCCTAAGTACAAGAACTTTTCAGACGCAGACAAAGATTTAATTGCACGTTTTGAGCGAAAAGAGATTGACATACCTCAAATGAGGTAGTATACTGTATATAACAATTAGGCAATAGAACAACTGAAAGAGGGCAATATGACAAACATCGTAATCAAAGAAGGCACATACAAGATACGCGGCAAAGATGTCGACCTGTCAGGTATGGTGTTTCCACTAGTAGAAGAATACAAAGTCGGAGCCAAGGGCGGCTACGTAACAGTCGACGGCAAGGCAATACAAGGCTTTCCAGATCGTAATATCAAGATTGCTGTACCAAGCGAGCATGCATATGAAACTGCCGCTGTAGGTGCGCAAGTAACACAGCGTGAAGAAACAGATGAAGAAACAATCGAGCGCATGCGTGAACGTTTCGACATGTTGGAAGACATGACTCGAGCAACTAAGAAAGGCGATGTGCGAGCTATGATCGTATCAGGACCTCCAGGTGTTGGTAAGAGCTTTGGTGTAGAAAAAGTACTAGGCAAACACGATACTCTTGCAGTGCTAGGTGAGCGAGCTCCCAAGTATCAAGTTGTCAAGGGTGCTATGAGTGCTATCGGACTCTACTGTAAGTTGTTCAACTACGCAGACAAGGATAACGTTTTAGTATTTGATGACTGTGATAGTATCTTCGCAGACGAACTGTCGCTAAACATTCTAAAAGCGGCACTAGACTCTAAGAAGAATAGAACTATCCACTGGAACACAGACAGTTTCAAACTACGTAATGAAGGTGTGCCAGACAGCTTTACATTCAAAGGTGGTGCTATCTTTATTACCAACTTGAAATTCGACAAGTCAAAGGGCAAGGTGCGTGAGCACTTGATGGCACTAGAATCTAGATGTCATTACATTGACTTGACTATCGACACAGACAGAGAGAAGATGCTGCGTATACAGCAGATCGTCAAAGACGGTATGTTGAATGAATACAAGCTCGCAGAAGATGTTGTACAAGACATCGTAGACTTTGTCGATATTAATAAGAACCGCCTACGTGAATTAAGTTTACGTACAATATTAAAGGTGGCAGACTTGGCCAAAGCATTTCCAGACAAGTGGGAAGCAATGGCGGAGAACACGGTGATGAAACGTTAGTGTGCCCTCGCTAACCATCACGTGTGCGTACAGCAAGAACTAAGCCCTCACGTTCTGCTGTACAACTTGAACCCGGGTTGAGCTAGGATGTGCCCTCGTCCATAATTGCTCCCCGGGTTTTTTATTATTCCCACAAAACAAACCAGAGTATTATGTTCCAAAAGAGGTTGACTTCTCCTCATAATGATCGTATAATATACATATTACAATAAGAAGAGGGCAACAAATGATACAACCAATGACAGTAACAAACTATGACATGTTCACTACTAAAGGCAACTGGATGGTGGACCGCATTGTGGAAGCAGGTCGCAAGCTACGCATGAGTGACACAGATGAGCAAGTGTGGGCGTGGACACAACACGAACTCCGCAAACTAGCAACAGCTGAAGAGTTCGGTGAAGCCACAGACACAGCAGTAAGAGAGATTGTGTACGACAAATTAGGGGTTGACTTATCGTAGTTTCGATCATATAATATACATATACTAACAAACATAGAGGGCAATATGAAAAACTTAGAAGCATACATTGAACAGAAGAACGCTTGGAACAAGATCTTCTCAATCAAAGCAATCAACTTCCCACTAAGCCAAGCAAACGCTAATGAGCTTATGAACATGATTGGTTCAGAACTATCCCCAGAGAACCTACACTGTGATGGAGAAGCAAGTCTCACACATGTAAGAGCAAAGGCCAAGCAACTGAACCTAGTTAGCAAGCAACTAGAACAGTACTGTTTGGACAACTGGTTAGACACTCCAGTACTAGAATACTAAACAAAAAGGTTGACAGTATAGCATCCAGGTGCTATACTGTAAGTACATTAACACAACATATGAGGGCATCATAACATGAATACATTTACTCCAGTAGCTACACAAACTAAAGACCTTAACGATTACACAGTTGAGGACATCCAGAACATCCTAGCATTGGCCAAAGCTGAAGCATACGGTGCGGCTATGACACACATAGATGAGCACGGTGAGCAAGCCTACTGTGGCTTTGCATGGGTTAACATACACGGCATCAAAGGTAATACCAAGCTAGGCAAGCGTATGAAAGCTGCAGGCTTAGACAAAGACTACTCAGGTGCATACAGTATATGGAACCCTAGTGCGCTAGGCACACAGTGTATGAGCACCAAAGAAGCAGGTGCAGAAGCATGTGCTAGAGTGCTAGAAGCATATGGCTTTAGAGCGTATGCAGGTAGTAGAGCAGACTAAGCTGCTGTTGAGACTCGTAGGGAGTCAGACTAACTTAGACTACAACTAGAGACTAGGAGAAAGGGTTATGGAAACATAATCCTTTTTTCTTTTTGAATTAATAAAAAAAATATTTCTCATGACACCGGGGGGGGCTCGGCATATATTTTATAATGATTACAGCAGCTTAGTTAGTGCTTAATGCCTTTTAAAAACATGGTGAGTTAAAATCACCACCTCACTTCTGTAAGTACTTGACCCTAATTTTTTGCGCGACCAATTTTTTTTCACTGTAGGACCCATTTCGGGCAAACTCAAGATAAGTACTTCATTATGTACATACCATTAGAACTACTATTCATTGCAGCCACTGTAGCTCTAATGTTTACTATATACCACAACAACCGTTAGCGAAGCAAACACACGCAAGCGAACTAGCGTAGCGTGTTAGAGCTTTAGCTCTACTAGTGTGTAAACGAGATCCTCTTAGTTGTGCGCTCACTGTACGCACACTGTGTAAATACTGTATGCACTCTGTACACACACTACGATTCAACTTTACCACTGTTACTAACACACAAGCAATCGATGCTCTTGTGTATGCACTGTCAGTATTGTTGTTTGTCAATCATAGAATAGAATGTACACAGCCTAGAGATGATACACTAGAGTTTACATCAAGCAAGGACTGTACATTTGCTCAGTTGGCATTGGCTGATGACTCTAGGTATGTTGTGGAGCGTTTGTAAATAAGACTCATCTTTTAGTCAATCGTGTTTTACGATGTCGTGCATAGTGTTGCAATGTGCGTGTCGCAGTGGTTGACACATTTCTTTTTATATAGTGTGGTTATGTATATTGGTACTGTGTTGAGTTATATACGTAGTTTAAGACTAAAAATCTGCTTAAAATTTTCTGCGAAACTCTTCGAGCTAGTCTTGTGCGCTTACCGCTTTGCGGCTTTCTGGCGCAGGCGCTTCGCGCTTGTACTCGAAGTTCTGAGCTGTTGTATGTCGTGCTAGTAGTGTTGCGCCGTTCTTGATGTGGAATCGTTCTGCCATTTCAGTTAGAGGGCTCAGTGTTACATACTGTTTGCATGGTCGTGTTGCGTGTATGTGTTCGAACACTTCGTTCACTATGGTTCTTCCTGCGCCTCTTGAGTAACTCCACACTGTGTAAAACACTGCCACTTGATCACCTGTACTATCCATATCACGTTCACAAGTGGGAACATCCTCGCAGTATGCAACACAGATAACTGCTTGTGGTTCGTTCTGATGTTCGTTTACTAGTGTGTATACTTCACGTCCGTGTGCAATGCGCCAATCAGCTGCTATACGTGGACGCACTGGATCGTCTTGTATGACGGCATATACTTGTTCTAGTGTGGTAAGACGTTTGATCATTATGTGTTCCTTGCAACGTTTACATTAAATGATATTGATATACGTTCACAGTCTGGGTCTGCGTTACAGTCTACTGAGTGTGGTACATAACTGGGCCAAAGAAACAGTTCACCTGCTTTGGGAATGATGTGTGCTGCTTCTGCTGTGTGTTCATTGTGCTGTTGACTCTGTAGGTGTCCTTGCCACAACACTGTCATGCCTGGGTTTATAAGATTCAACTTGCCTGAGCCTTCAGGTGCTTGTAGATAAAACACACCACTGAGTATGCCGTCATGTATGTGCATTTGATTGTGCGAACCTTGTCCTCTGTTGATGTTGGCCCATGCTGCTTCCAGTTGTATACTGTCGTATCGTATGTTGTAGCTGGCCAGTATGTCGTCACAACTCTGTGCAATAAATGTCAGCAAAGGTCTAAACAGTTCGTCATTGCCTAGATTGGGCTGTGTTTGATATCCGCCTTGGTTACTACGCACAGTACCTGTCTCTGTGCGTTCACGTTCTATTATACCAGCAATTAGTTTGTCTTTGTGTTTGTCGAAGTCTGGATAAGTGTCTTGGTGAACGCTTATGCTAAATGGTGTAGTGGTTATCAATCCTCATCTCCTAAATTGTTGATAAACTGTTTGAGCTTGGTCGAATCTGTTTCTGCTTTAATCTTTGGTGCGCTTGCTCCATCACTAGGATCTTCAGTGGGTGTTGTGCCTCCACCACGTTTGATTCTATCCATAATGCCACCACTTGTTGCTTGTGGTGCTGAGCCGTATGAGTTGTCATCATCGTCATCACAGTCACTAATACGTAGTGTGTCTAGATCAAACTCTAGATCAATCTTTTGTCCTACGCCACCTGAGTTACGTGTTTTCATTAACTGTAGCTGATAGCGTCCACGTTCACGCATTGCTCTACTAGTAAAGATACCAAACACATTGTCTGCTGTTTGGATCTTTGAAAGTCCACCACTGATGTGCGAGTGATCAAATTCAATCTCTTCAACAGCACCACGGTTCAACTGTGCCGCTGTAACAAACACTGTGTTCAATTCCATTGCTAGGTTACGTAGTTCTTCACTTACGTACTTGTCTTTGATAAACAAGTTTTCTGCACTTACCTTTGTGCTTGCTGGCATCAACAAGTCTAAGTAGTCAATCAATAACACGTCTACCTTAGTACCTGTTTTAATTTCATATTCTTTAATGTAACTACGTACATCATTTGCTGTCTTACCACTAGGCATATACTTGACTTGAAACTTGCCTGACTTCTTGCCAATCATTTTAACTTTCATCTCAACGTCATCAATGTTCTTAAACACATCACGACTTGGAATACCTGTTACCATACTATCAACACGCATACTAACTAATGCTTCTGAAAGTTCTAATGTTAAGTAAATTACATTAAGTCCTTTCTCAGCCATGTTAACACCAATGTTAGCCAAGAACAAACTCTTACCTGCACCTGATCCACCTGCAAAGATATTCAGCTC